TAATAGTGGCGTAATCCATAACATTTGACCGATTATAACTAGGTGGGAAAACTCCACCTGCAATAATACCACGATTACCGTAGTTTGGTGCAACAGGAGTAAAACTAGAACTAGCATCACTGGGAGCAGATGTGCCATAAACATTTATAGCCCACACTTTAGCTGTAGCTGCAGTATCATTAGTTAAACTAGTTACAACAATAGGAGAAGATGTACCTGTGTTAGAACCTGCACTGTAGTCTGTACCATCTGTGCTAACCTGCACAACAAAACTTGTAGTAGCTGATGTACCACCACCTGCATCAGTAAATGCTACACTTACCTGTGTATCACCTGCTGTAACAGAATCTATTGTAGGTGCATCAGGTGCATCTAATCCGTCAGTGCCTATAAAACCACCGTTGTATCTGGGCATTATTAATTACCTTTAGTCTACTAGAAGTTCGTAACTAACCAAGTATGTTAGGTCACTGTTAGCAGAAGCTGTAACAGCGAGTAGATCTGTTTCGTCTAAATAAAATCCGTTGTCTTTACCTACAACAACTAGAGTTGCATCAGCAGGTACAGATATTGTGTTAGCTATCTTAACATAGTTTGATCCGTTATCTACACTTACTTCAACGGTAATGTCAGCAGCATTTGTACCATCTATGTTTGATATCATTAGTGTGTTTATCTTTGCACAGTTTTCTGCAGGTACATCAACGATGTCTGCTCTACTTGTTGTTACCGCACCAACTGCTACCTTTGGAGTAATAGTTGCTACATTAATTATATTTGGGGTTGCCATTTACTTTTACCTTTCTATCCAAATACTATTGCCATAGCAATGGCAAATCCTTTAGTGGCAGCACTACCTGCAGCGTAAGTTTTTACATCTGATGCAGGAATAGTTTTCATTGTTCCGTTATCATTGACTATAAAACCATCGCCATCTGCCAATGTTATTGAACCACCAACAGAAGTATCACCATCTAATAAATTTATTTCTGATGCAGTTGCTGTAGCACCATCAAGTATATTTAGTTCTGCAGCAGTGGAAGTTACAGCAGTTCCGTTTATTGCTAGTTTATCTGTGACAACGTTGAATGTACCATTGTCTTCAATCCTAGCTACTTCTGTTCCATCTCTTTGTTGAAAGATAAGATCTTTAGCATCTACAACAGGTCTGATAACTACGTCACTAGACGAGTTGGTAATTCTAAGTATCTCAGTACCACCATCTTGAAACTTAAAGTCACCACCATCTGCGTCTAGGATAATATCTCCTGCGACATCTACTGTCAAGTCTCCAGAGCTAAGATCAATCTCTGTTCCGTCAATAGTAATGTTATCTATTACCACACCTGCGTTAGCTGTAACTACACCACCAACAGCTAGAGTAGATGCCATATCAACAGCACCATCAATATCAACAACATCTAAGTTAGTTGTACCATCTACATCAATGTCACCACTAATATCTAGAGATGCAGCAATTAGTTGATCTACCTGTAAATCTTCATGGCTAGATCCTAACTTTAATTCAAACTTTGGTCCTGAAGTATTATAGGTAAATGTAGCATCGTCACCACTACCACCCTCTATTGTAATACCTGCACCGTTGACTACAGCAGATGTACTATTACCACTGTCAAGAACAATATTGTGATCGTTAAGATTTACAGTAGTAGAGTTTACTGTTGTGGTTGTTCCTGATACGGTCAAGTCACCTGTAACTGTAAGGTTGTCTGCTACTGTAACCTCTGAGGTGCTATGTCCTAGTGTAATAGCTGTACCAGATACACCTGTACCAATAGCAATAGACTCACTACTATTACCTGTATCAACTACAAAATAATTATCTGAGCCTTGTTTAATTGTAAATGCAGTAGCTGAGTTATCAGAAACAGCCACGTTAATATCTGTACCATCAGCACTGATAGAGTCTAGAGCAATATCACCAACGTTGGTAATGTTGTTATCACCAAAGCTAGTGTTGTCACCAAACGTTTTGTTTGTAAGTGTTTGTGTTGCTGTCGTACCAACTATCTCTTGATCACCACCAGGAGGTAGAGTTAGCACATTAGTAACAGAGGCTGAGTGTGGTTGTGCTTTTACTGTTTGACCATGAGAGTTAGCCTCACAATTAAATACAACAGTACCAGGATTACTATTACCTTTTACAACTACTTTACCTGTGCCGTTAGGTGCTAAATCAATATCAGCATTTGATGTAGTAACAATATCGTTACCATTCATATCAAGGTTGCCACCTAACTGTGGAGTGCTATCCTCTACTACGTTAGATATAGCAGCACCACTAACAGCAAGACCAGAAACTATAGTGCTACGTGTAATCTTTTTAAGACCACCACCAGATGTATCTACAGCAAGAAATACGTCATCGTTAGCAACCGTACTAATCTCAGATAAATCACCTACAGCCGTAGGATTAAAATTTGTGCCATCTGCAATCATAAGATGTCCTGCAGTATTGGTAGCCATAGTAAGATCATCACCACCAATAGTAAGATCACCTGTAAGTGTAAGATTTCTTATACCAGTGTAGTCTTTGTTAGCATCTAGTACAACTGCTTTAGAGTTAATGGCTGTGCCTGTACCTGTAGAACCTAGATCAAGAGCGTTAAGCTCACCCACTACGGCTGTAACACCATCTAAAGTATTTAGCTCTGCTGTAGTAGCAGTGACACCATCCATAATATTAAGTTCTGCTGCAGTGGCTGTTATAGCTGTACCGTTAAAGTTTATTGCATCTGCATGAAGTGTACCGTCAAAGTAACCATCTTTAAACTCAAAAGAACTAGAACCTAAATCTACATCGTCATCTGTTGTAGGAAGTATTGATCCATTGTTAAATGTTACTTGTGTCTCACCACCTGCAGTAATTGTAATTACATCAGAACCACTAAATGCTATACTTGTATTAGAGTCAGCATCACCTGCAATACTATCTAACTGTACTGCACCTACATTTGATAAAGCAGCATCACCAAAGTCTACAGCACCTGCAACGGTAAGTGTTCCTGATACATCTACGTTACCATTTATGTCTACTGTTGTAGCAGCAATCTGTATTTCTGTATCTGCGACAAGATCAAGCTGACCATCAGCACTAGAGTTAATGTAAATAGCTGTATCACGAAACTGTAACTTTTCATCAGAGGCTATAAGAATGTCATCAGAAAACTCAAAGTAGTCTTCATCTTCCATCCATTTAAAAACACCATCGTTACTTTCACCATCAAAGGTTACTGTAATATCAGTACCTGCTGTGGCATCACCGATGGTAATGTTAGTTCCTAACAGTTTAGTGATAGGGCCACCCTCTGCAGCCGTACCATCATGAGTGTGTCCTGTGCTTGCTGCAAATGCAGCTAAGAGTTGATCATATTCATTGTTGAACAGATCAGCAGTAATAACATCACCGTCTGTAAAACTAGATTGTCTCGTGTATGTATTACCCATCTAACGTCTTGCTCCTACTAAATATTCTAATTGAAACCCTTTGAGGGAATATGGTGCCGTTTCTCCACCATCTTTAATTCTTAATGCTACAGAAAAACCTGATCCTTCCACTGACTGTCTTACAAGTGGCTGTGATGGACCGCCAAAAACAAACTGTGCAGCACTGCTAGATGTACTAAAAGTTGCAGAACCAAACTGTGCTGCAACCTGAGAACTGTCTAAAGGATATGCTGCAGGTCTTGCAGAGTCAGATGCCTCGTTGTCATAACGAACAAAAAGATCTGCATCTATTGCTGACTCAGGTTTAAAGTTAAGGATAACTCTTTGCATGTGTTTTCTAACACCAGTGTCTCCAAAACTTAAATCAGGACTTCTGTATCTTGCTAGTATTGCTGTACCATCAAAAGTATTACCTTTTTCTTGTCTGTGAACATATCCTGAAAAATCACCGTGTATAACTGTAACATCTCCATCAACAACTAAAGTGTCTGTGGCTGATGGTTTTACACCACGTATTTCTGCAAACTCGAACTTGTCTGCCC